GTGTGGCCGATAAATTTGCTGTTAGCCCAGACACGTTTCTTAGGTAATACGTTGTGCCTGCCGTAAGGCCAGTAGGTAACGCGCCGGTCGTTGAAAACGACACTGCCGTACCTTCTGCTAGCACGACGCCAAATGTCACGACACATGGGCTAGCAATCGTAAGGGTTACCGTTCCGCCAAGGCTGCTAAGTGCTACCCCTCTGGAGGTCAATCCACTTGTGGCATCCCAGTAATAAATACCTGCTGCCCTGGGACCAAATACCAGATCCTCGCCCCAGTTGCCTGCATTCCAAATCCTCAGTGGGTCAGTTACCTGTGGCGTTACACCCCATGATCCCGATCCCCAACCGCCAGCTCCCCATCCTATGAGAGGAACCTGGGCCACACCTGGACCCGTATTGACTTGAAATGCACCAAGAGATGATGCCCCGCCATTACCAACATCTGAAGCATTTGATGTAACTGTCGCCCCCGTGGAGGGATTAGTGGCCGTGAATGTAAATGTATTGGCAGTAGGTACAGAGGTAATTTGATACTGCTGATTCAATACCGGTGCAGTGATGTTGCCGCCCAGCGATACCGCACCTGAGAACGTCACAAAGTCACCAAGGATCGCCCCGTGGTTAGAGCAAGTGACCGTAATTGTTGAGGAAAAAGGCGCTGTCGTTACGGCTGCAAAAGTTACAGAAGCAGTCTTGCGTATGGGCGTGATGTCATAGTAAGCACCGCCCTGCTCAATGTAATACTTAAGGTTGGTTCCTACGCCAAGTAAGTTAGAGTTACCAAGCGTTACCCAGTTCCACAAGGACCGGCAGATACCTAAGAATGTAGCCTGCGAGATACGCACCCATCCGCCAATCTTCTCAGGCGTACCTTGGCGAAAACGTACCTTCTCTGAGGTAAACCATCCGTTCTCATTTGTATAACGTGTGTTTTCCTTGTTCACGCCGGGCTTATAAAGCGTCTTGACTAATGGCATTCGTCACCTCATCAGTGCAGCTTCAGCCGCACGGCGTCGGGTGAGGCCAGGAAGGACTCTGCCAGCGGCTTTATTCCAGAGCATACATTGGTCCGCTGCACCATCCCAATCCCCCGCATCAATACGTTTTTTGAACGTGGAAACCCTGTAATTACCTAAGCCACAATTGTAGACCCAGCTTGTCACAGCGGCAATGCGCCTTGGAGATGCGGCCTGGATCTTGGGAGAAAGCTTTACCAGACCTCGGACAAAATACTCCACATGATGATCCAGCGCATCTTCGCACTGCTCCATCGTCCAGATAGTACCGGGGTTGATGTCTGGTCCGGTGGCTCCCCATCCGATTGTCCAAGGATGGCCTCTGGTTCCTGGGTCTGGGTATGCTTGGACTCGTCCATCAGGCAGGCGCTTTGCCAGCCCTTCAAAGGGCTTGATCAGTACATCCTTGCAAAGCTTCTTTGCCTCATTCATGAATCAAGCCGGTTACGCTCGGCCCAATATTTTTTCATGCTATCAGAGCGTTTTTTAAGAATACTCTCCGGCATTTTTCTACCAAGCCAATACCTTGAAGTCCTGCCTTTTTGTTTTTTATCAAGCATATTGTCTTTATCCGTCCCTAAAAACAAATGCTCAGGGTTTACACATTTACGGTTGTCACATTTATGCAAAACGTGCAAACCTGTAGGTATAGTTCCGTTCACAAGCTCCCATGACATACGGTGAGCATTAACCGGGGTTTTTGAATCAAGCGCAAACTGCCCATACCCTGTTTGCTTAAAAACTGACCACTGCCATTCCCAACAACCATTTTCAGCACGACTTACCTTAGACCAAAACCTACAGGCTGTAGAGCATTGCTTTTCTCTCCCGCCATTTTTACGCTCAAACAATCTGCCGCAATGGCTGCAATTGATAGGAATTTTTTTGGTCATGATTTCTGGTACTTCTCTACGCTGCGGCCAACAAAAAAGAATGAAAGCACCATTGATAGCATCCCAAAATCATCCTCATCCCAGCTCTTAACCAGTACCTCTGCCCAGCTTGCGTTAGCCTGAAATGCCAGCATGATTGCGGCTGCCTTCACTCCAGCGTACATAAAGAACAAAAACCATGTTATGCCGGGACGAACTGAAGCGGATATAAATGCCATAAACCAACCCGCTGCTTTAGCCGTTTCAGCCTGTTCCTTAAATGCTTCTTTAATCGTGTCCATCTGCTGGATAGAGTAGTCAACATACTTCTCCTCCATCTTGAACTCACCGCGCATCTTTTCCAGATCGGTCTGAAGCTGGAACATGGACAGTTCATGCTGGCGTTCGTTCTTTTTGTCCAAGAACTTCAACACTTCAGGTGCTAGCCTGAATAAGCCACCAAAGATAGACCCCATCAACCCGCCACCAAGAAGTTCAAACATGACTTACCCCTTTGCGGTAATCTGATCTGCGCCTTTCTTAACCGTCACCCTGGAGCCTTCAACATCAACCTGCATGGGTTGCTCGGCTCGGTCCAGCTTATCAAGACGGTGGATCAAGTCTTTGATGACTTCAAACTCTGGCTTTTCCTGCTTGGCAGCAGTTCCCGCAATGCCGTTCAGCATCTGAATAAGTGCAGTAAGTGAAGCGCCAAGCAAGCCCATCACAGCAGCAATCTTTTCACCTTCAAGGAATAACGATGCACCAACACCCACGAGTACGATTAAGAAGATATACAGCAGGCCATCTTCACCAATGGCTTTACCTGCTACTTCTTTGGCCGAGTCTTGTGCTTTAAGCTCATCAAGCCTTATCCTGGCCTGGGCTTTAAGGACCGCCAGTTCGTGGGTCTTGTCTTCCACCTTTAAGACTCACTGCTATCAGGAACCTGTGGCATCCCTTGGGCTTTGATCTTGTCAATCAGATTCACTACCTGTGCGTACGGCAACTGCCCCAGCGTGGTCAGAATCTGATTCACTTCCTCAATGGAAAGTTCTAGCTTGATAATCATACGGAATCTGCCCCGATAGAATCAACGACAGGCACGATCCATTGACAGGTCGCTTCATCAAGCGTTGCATCATCACTTGGCTTGGGTGGAATGAAAGCATCACGCGCTGCATCGTAGGTATAACCCATGCCAGCGTAGTTTTTGCGGAAGTTGCCGTTATACGAAGTCTGCTTCCAAGTGCCGCCAAGCAGCCTTTCGCAGAATGCTGCCCCAATATATTCCTTCTCTACACCGCTTGCATCAGCCGTGTCTTTGTTCTCAACAACGATAACTTGAACAACAATGTCGTTCTCAATCTTTGCAAAATGGGCCATAAGACTTTCCTATAAAAATTCACGCATTTGAGTCTGCAATGTAATCATTTGTGCATCCTCGCCTTTTTTAACGTGGTAAACCGAAATGTGCGTAAATCCTAACTTCTTCGCCGCCGTTACTCGCTGATTACCAATATGGATGTAAAACACTTTGCGCCGATCATCTTCACTTAGCAAACTAACATCAGGATCAGGGTCTGTTTGAAACTCTAAATAAGGCGATCTAATAACTATGGGATGAATTAAACCGTTCTGTTTTATGTCATGCACTAGACGTTTAATTGTTTCTTCCTTGAAGCCATCAAACGTCATGTTTAAGTCTGATATTTTATATTCGGCGTACCAATCTGGATAATCATTACGCACAGCCTTTAACAGCACTACGCCTCCAATTTCAGTCCGGTTAAATCCATTTCCTCGCCAACTGTGCCGACAGGAAACGTGTTAAATGAAAGCGATATGCGGGTTTGCTCACCCTGTACCGTAGGCACCATGTGCGTCAGGCTTGATGGAAACAAAATCAATCGGCCTGTGAAGGCTTCAAACCACCATGACTCAGAGTTGTACGCATTCCACGATTCGGGCGGAAACTTGATCTGCTGCCAACCGTCTTTGTAAAAATAAATCCTGTCATCAGGATTGGTCTGTAGATAAAACACGCCGCTGACAAACGAATTGGGATGAGCATGTTTATGGTGATACTGCCCCTGCTCAGAGTAATTGCACCAGCTTTGTGTGATGCGTAAGGAGACATTGTGCTTAGGGTTGATCGTGTGCTTGAAATACTCAGCAACGCTATCTTCAATGAATGAGCGTAGGCTTGTCATCGCTGGGTTGCGAAGCACGAAGTTATCGGTGCTTGTGGTGTTACCCATGTTAGGCCGAGTCTCAAGCTCACGCACGAAGAACAACTCTTCGTCAGTCAATGCGCGGCCAAGGTCGGCAAATCCCACCGGCGTGGGAAAGAGGTTGTGCATATTCATGCCATCGCC